TTTAACTGATGGAGCTACTTCTAATGGTAAAAATGTATACCTGAGACTTTATGGTACATTAGGAGCCAACAGAACTTTAACTATGCCAAACACTGCTAATAGAGTTTGGTTTATAAAAGATGATACAAATAGAAATGGTACCAACAAATATACATTAAGTGTTTTAACTGCTTCAGGAACATCGCAACCTGTGCCAGTTGGAGCTACTATGCTATGTAAGTCTGATGGAACAAACACTGTTACTACTCTTTTGGAAAAAGGATTTGTTCCAATTGATCATACTTACACACCTTATTTAGCTGTTGCAGGTGATCAAATTTTTTGCAATACAGCTACGTCTGCGTTAACGGTAACTCTTCCAGCTTCACCTTCTACAGGTGATGAAGTTACAATAATTGATTCAAGAGGAAACTTTAATTCTAACAATGTTACAGTTGGTAGAAATGGTTCCAATATTATGAGTGCTGCAAGTGATGATGCATTAGCTGTCAATGGGCAATCATCAACGCTTATATATCTTGATGCAACTAGAGGCTGGGCTTATAAAAACAATACGACAGTATTCCCAACCTAGGAGCTTAAAAGATGGCTCTTACATCTATCAAATTTTTACCCGGAGTAGACAAACAAGACACGGCTGTTGGAGCTAATGGTCGATGGGTAGATTCAGATAACGCTAGATTTAGATACGGTCTTCCAGAAAAAGTAGGTGGATGGGCTTCTTTATTATCTAGTACTGTTCATGGAGTAGCTAGAAAAATTCACGCGTTTGTCGATACTGATGGTAATAGATATGTAGCTATTGGTACTGATAAATTTTTACTTATTTATTTTGAAGGAAAGTTGTATGACATTACTCCTTTCTTATCAACCACTGCAGGGGTACCTACTACTTACAGTGCAACTTTAACAACTAACAGCACGGCTCCTGGAACATCGATCACGGTTACAACTTCTATTTCACACACAATTGAAGTTGGGGACATGATAACTTTTGATAGTGTTTCAATGCCTTCGGCTTCTTCTCTTTCAGCAACTCTTTTTGAAGATAAGATTTGTCAAGTTATTTCTGTTCCAAGCAATAATACTTTTACAATTACATCACCAACTGCTGAGGCAAATGGTGGTGGTTCAGATTTAACTTCAGGAAGTTCTGCGACTCTTAAACCATACGAACGAGTAGGACCAGCGGCTCAAACATATGGTTATGGTTTTGGTGTTGGAAACTACGGTGGAAATATTACTGGAAGTCAAACAAACGATTTGGATGGTGCGTTATTAGCTGACACTGCTGGAACTGGTGGTTCAGGAACTTCTGTAACTTTAACAGCGACAAGTGGATTTTCTAATCCCGGTGTTGCTTCAGTTGGAGTTTTAGGAAGTGGAGAATTAATTTCTTATACAGGTGTATCATCTCCAAACTTAACAACTATTACAAGGGGTGCGTATGGAACTGCAACTGATGGAACTTCAAACGGACAAGCTCACAGTGATGCAACTATTGTTTATGATGCAACAGATTGGAACGGATGGGGAGACGCGGTAAACGCTTCTAGTGTTTCACTTGAACCAGGTTTATGGTCATTAAGTAACTGGGGACAAGTTTTAGTTGCAACTATTTCTAATGGAAGAACTTTTACATGGGATTCAGGTATAAGTGGATCAGCAAGATTCACGGCGCATGCTTCAACTACAACAAATAATTATGCAACCAATATTAACGGAGCTTTAGGAAATCCAACAGCTTCAAGAATGACTTTAATATCTCCAACAACACGTCACTTAATTCATCTTGGAACTGAAACAACTGTTGGTACAGCTTCTACACAAGATGATATGTTTATTAGGTTCTCGAACCAAGGAGCAATTAATACTTATGCTCCAGCCGCTGATAACAGTGCTGGAACTTATCGTCTACAAGATGGTACAAAAATCATGGGAGCAATTGTTGCAAAAGAAAATATTTTAGTGTGGACTGATAATGCTTTATACTCAATGAAATTTGTTGGTTCTCCTTTCACTTTTGGATTTGAACAGGTTGGTACGAACTGTGGTTTAATTGGACAGAATGCATGTTGTGAGATTGATGGTGTTGCTTACTGGTTAAGTAATAATGGTTTCTTTGCATTTGATGGTACAGTAAACTCATTACCATGTAGTGTTGAAGATTATGTTTATGATAATTTTGATACTACTAAAGGTCAACAAGTAGCAGCTGGTATTAATAATCTATTTACAGAAGTTGTTTGGTACTACCCATCTTCAGGATCAACATATAATGATAAGTATGTTGTATTTAATTATGGAGAATCTAAACAAGTACCTATGGGTAATTGGTATACAGGAGTTAATACTAATTCAATAAGAACCTCTTGGATTGATGCAATCGTTTATCCAAAACCGTATTCAACTGCCTTTGACAGTACAGGAACTGGTACCTTTCCAGAAATTGTTGGATCAACTGGTTTAGGAGATACTACTTTATTTGAACAAGAAACAGGTACCGATCAAATTAATCCTGATGGGTCTACAACAACTTTAACATCTTATGTTGAATCATATGATATTGCTTTACAACAAGATCAACCAGAATTATTTTTAGCTATGAGAAGATTTGTTCCTGACTTTAAAACATTAACAGGAAATGCTAAAGTAACGATTGCATTAAAAGACTATCCTTCTTCAACAGCAGGCAATAGTACTTACAGTCCATTTACAATTACATCTGCAACAACTAAAGAAGATACTAGAGCTAGAGGAAGATACGCTAGTTTAAAAATTGAGAATGATGGAACAGGTGAAGCGTGGAGATTTGGAACTTTCCAAATAGATTTACAACCGGACGGGAGAAGATAATGACAAAAATAGTAGTAAGATTACCAGAACCTAAAAAAGAATACACAGAGGATAACCAAAGACAAATTAATAGAGCGATTGGTTCTATGATAGAACAATTAAACTCTACATATTTACAACCAGATAAGGATGATCAAGAAAGATTTAATTTCTTCATGTCATAATGGCAAACGTATATAAAAATATTCAGGCTAAAGTAACATCTGCAGGATCGTACGATGATATGTATGAATCTCCAAGTGCTACGTCTAGTATTGTTAAAAGTATTAAGTTATTTAATAGTCATGGTAGTGCGTTAGATGTAGATATTAAAGTATATGATGCTTCATCTGCTACGGATTATGAGTGGGATAAGGTTAACATAAATGCCAGTGGAAGCATTGATTTATTGACCTTTAATAATGTTATTATTTTAGAGGCAGGGGATAAAATTAAGATGCAATGTGCCACAGGAAATGTTATAAAAATGACTGCCTCTGTATTACAAATTTCAAGACCTAC